CAAGGGGACTGATGTCAAGGCTATGCAGGAGTTCCTTCTGCAGCTGGAATACAGCCTGCCCAAGTATGGCGCTGACGGCGAGTTCGGTTCCGAGACTGAAACCGCCCTCAAGAAGTTCCAGAAGAAGGTCGGCATCAAGCAGGACGGCATCTACGGCAGCGAAACCCATCAGGCGCTGATGGACGCTGTTGCCGATGACGATGAAGGCAAGGCTGATACTGCGCCTGATACTGAGATGCCTGCGGAGACGCCTGCGACCAAGCAGGTGCGCATCGTGTGCTCTGGCGGCTCCGTCAACATCCGCGTGGGCAACGACACCAAGTATGGCCGCATTACTTCCGTAAAGGACGGCGCGACCTTTGAGTGGATTGCCACCGCTGAGAACGGCTGGCATGCCATTGTGGTCAATGCGCAGATCGGCTGGGTGTCCGGGAAGTATTCTGCCATTGTCTGAGTAAAAGAATAACGGCTCCTGCGCATTTTTGCGTCGGAGCCGTTATGGATCGAGATTGTTTTCTGCGAACAGCGGCGAGTCAAAGAATTCAGGTATACTGATCTCCAGCCCCTGACACATCTCATGGATGATGCGTAGCTTCACAGAATCGTAGGAACAGTTGATGACATTGCCGATGGTAGACTTCGGCACGCCGCTTTTCATAAACAGCTGATACTGCGTCATGTTCCTTTCCGTCAGCAGTTCTAACAGCCGCTTGCTGATTGCTTCATTGAGCTTCATCACATCACCATCCCTGTCGCTGTACTAATATTTTAGTATTGGGCGCTTTAGGAATAGTCCCTGTACCTGTACTAATCGCATGTTTTGTGATAAGATAAATCGTACAGCGGAGGTGGTGACAATTGAAGATTACGTTTTGCGGTCACAAGGATGTGTCTGACAGTAAAAATGTCGAGCAATGGCTTCGATCAGTATGTTCAGACCTTATAGCACATGGTGCGGATGAATTTTATCTGGGCGGCTATGGCGGCTTTGATCATTTGTGTGCAACGGTTCTTCGTGAGTTAAAAACATCGCACCCTCAAATCAAGCTGATCCTTGTACTGCCGTATCTGAACAGCAGTATCCTGACGCAAGGGTACGACGAAACGATCTACCCGTCGCTTGAAAATGTGCCACTTCGCTTCGCAATTTCCCGACGCAATGAGTGGATGGTTAAGGAAAGCGATGTCGTTGTTGCTTATGTGACCCACGGCTGGGGAGGAGCGGCTAAGACGCTGGAATATGCCAAACGAAAGAAAAAGAGAATACTTCAGTTACAATAGTGTATTACTACGGCATTCGGGTTTATTGCCCGGATGCCTATTTTTTATTTTTGGGGAGATGTCCAAATCAGCGAACGCCTGTCCCAAGAGCAGTAGGAGGAATTTGGTTCTTCCTGCTGACGATTTCATTTATCATCGTCAGCCACTTCACCACACGGAGGTGCAGACGATGACAAATGAGCAGAAGCATGAGATCCTGCTTATGAAGAAAAAGGGAGCCAAATATACAGAGATAGCAGCAAAGCTGGGGCTTCCGCTCACCACGGTTAAATCATATTGCTATCGGCATAGCGAGGAAATCAGCCTTCCCCGATGCCCGCAATGCGGAAAAGAAATCCAGCAAGCAAAATTCAAGCCCCGGCGCTTTTGCTCGGATGCCTGCCGCGCTCAGTATTGGCGCGAACATGCCGGTGATATTGTTCGTTCAAGCGCTGTATCAATGCAATGCCCGGTCTGCAGAAGTATCTTTGCCGATTACCCCTATCGCCATCGGAAGTATTGTAGCCATGCCTGCTATATCACCGCGCGTTATCACGGAGGTAGGCATTATGACTAAAGATCAGCTGCAGCGCGAGATAAACTATCAGGCGACTATGTGCTGCGTGGCTCAAATGCGCAGTACCGGGATCATTACCGACACCGAGTATGAAAAGTGCCGCGAAATGATGCTGCGGAAGTATGACCCGCCTTTCGGTAAAATTGTCTCAAACCGAGCAATATCCTATTGACTTTTCGGGCTTTCAGAGTGATTGATTGTGTCGAAAGGAGGCAGACCCTATGGCCAAAGTAGTGAAACGCATTGAAGCCCGCAAACCGGTCGCTGTAAAGAAACTGCGCGTTGCGGCCTATGCCCGCGTTTCTATGGAATCCGAGCGGTTGGAGCATTCGCTTTCCGCGCAGATCAGCCGCTACAGCGAAAGGATACAGAGCCATCCCGGCTGGGAGTACGCTGGTGTTTTCGCCGACAACGGCATCAGCGGTACGAGCACCGAGCGCCCTGAGTTCCAGCGCCTGATGGCAGAGTGCGAAGCTGGGCACATCGACATGATCCTGACCAAGAGCATCTCGCGTTTCGCCCGAAACACGCTGGATACGCTGGTCGCAGTTCGTCATCTGAAGGAGCTGGGGATTACCGTTCAGTTTGAAAAGGAACGCATTGACACCATGACTGACAAAGGCGAGCTGCTATTAACGCTGCTCGCTTCTTTTGCACAGGAAGAAAGCCGTTCCCTGAGTGAAAACGTCAAATGGGGAACGCGCAAACGCATGGAAAAAGGCATTCCCAACGGGCACTTCCGTATTCTCGGCTATCGCTGGGAGGGCGAACATCTGGTCATCGTGCCGGAGGAAGCAGCTATTGTGCGGCGCATTTTTCAGAATTTTCTCGATGGAAAATCCCGGTTGGAAACCGAGCGAGAGTTCGATGCGGAAGGCATACGCACTCCAAATGGATGCCGTTTTCAGGATTCCAGCATCAAGACCATCCTGACGAACATCACCTATACCGGCAACCTTCTCCTACAGAAGGAGTATGTCAGCGATCCCATCAACGGTAAGCGCATGAAGAATCGCGGTGAGCTGCCACAGTTCTTCGTTGCCAATACGCACGAGGCAATCATCGACAGAGAAACCTTCGATTTTGTGCAGCAGGAAATGGCACGGCGAAAGGCACTCGGCCCACGGGCAAACAAGGCGCTGAACACCTCCTGCTTTACTGGGATAATCAAGTGCGCTGACCACGGCTGCAGCTTCATGCGCAGCACCCGGAAGAACCGCGCCAAGAATCCCACCTATGGCGAGGAGAAGGTGATTTACTGGATATGCGGTGCGACAAGAAAAAAGGGTGGCCGCTGCACGACCAAAGACATCCCGGAAAAGAAGCTCAAGGAGTTCTGCACAGGAGCCCTTGGCCTATCGGAGTTTGATGAAACCGTATTCTCGGAGCGCGTAGAGCGCATTGTGATCAGCAGCGAGCGCCATGTTGTGATGATCTTCCGGGATGGTACGACAGCAGAGTTTGATTGGGTCTCCACCGGTCATCAAGATTGTTGGACGCCTGAAGCCCGGGCACGGAGAAAGCAGCAGATGATAGAAAGGTGGGCAAAAAAGAAATGCCAAGAGTAACGAAAATTCCTGCCACACTGGCTCAGTATACCGCCATACCCATAGCGGCTCCACGGAAACGTCGCGTTGCGGCCTATGCCCGCGTTTCGACCGATCACGAAGATCAGCAGTCCAGCTATGAGGCACAGGTGGATTATTACACCCACTTCATCAAGGAGCGTGCCGATTGGGAATTTGTGGACATATATGCCGACGAAGGCATAACGGGCACGAGCATCAAGCACCGCGAGGGCTTCAAGCGGATGATACAGGACGCACTGGACGGCAAAATTGATCTGATCGTCACCAAGTCGGTCAGCCGTTTCGCCCGCAATACCGTCGACAGTCTGACCACCATTCGCAACCTCAAAGAAAAGGGTGTGGAATGCTTCTTTGAGAAGGAAAACATCTGGACATTTGACGGCAAGGGCGAGCTGCTGATTACGATCATGTCCAGCCTTGCGCAGGAGGAATCCCGCAGTATCTCTGAAAACTGCACTTGGGGGCAGCGCAAGCGCATGGCTGATGGACGGGTATCGGTTCCCTTCGAGCATTTTCTTGGCTACGACCGGGGAGAACACGGTGAGTTGGTCATCAATGAGGAGCAGGCAAAGACCGTGCGCCTGATATACGATCTCTTCCTGCAGGGGCTGACCCCTCACTCCATCGCCAAGCGGTTGACGGAGATGGGCATACCCACGCCGAGGAAGAAGGCAGTATGGAATCAGACCACCGTGCGGAGCATCCTCACCAATGAGAAATACAAGGGCGACGCCCTGATGCAGAAGTGCTATACTGAGAATTTCATCACCAAAAAGCAGCTGGTCAACCGTGGCGTCCTGCCGCAATACTATGTCGAGGGTAACCATGAAGCCATTATCGCTCCGGAGACCTTTGAACTGGTACAGCAGGAAATCGCCCGCAGGCAGCAGAAAGGCGGTCGTTACAGCGGCGTGGACATCTTCGCCTCCCGGCTTGTGTGCGGTGAGTGCGGTTCCTACTACGGCGCAAAGGTATGGCACTCAAACAGCAAATACCGCCGGGTGATCTACCGCTGCAATCACAAGTATCAGGAAGGCCATACCTGCACAACGCCCCACGTCACGGAAGACGAAATCAAGCTGGGGTTTGTATCGGCGCTGAACAAGCTGCTGGACTGTAAGGATGAGGTCATCGCCAATCTTGAAGCCATGAGCGACATGCTTTTCAGCACTAAGGAACTTGAGAAAGAAAGCCAGCGGCTTCAGGGCGAATTGGAACTGGTGGACGAGCTGATCCAGAGAGCCATTGAGGAGAACGCCCGCGTGGCACAGGATCAGCAGGCGTATAAGCGGCACTTCGATGAGCTGATCGAAAAGCAGGAAAACCTGAAGAATCAGCTTGATGATATCGACGGTCAGATTTCCAGCCGGGTATCCCGGTGCGCAGCCATGCGCCAGTTCATCAGCACGCTGAAGAAGCAGGAAGGGCTGGCCAGCGAGTTCGACCCCACGCTCTGGGGCATCCTGCTCGATCATGTAACCATACACTCGAAGGATGATGTGCGTTTCACCTTCAAGGACGGAACTGAAATCAGAGCATAAATGAAGAAATCCTGCGGCTCATACACAATCATGCGGCTGCAGGATTTTTTGTCTTTTCACAATGAAGGTTGTAACTACGGAGACGCAAAAATGCGTCTTTTTGAGTCTTTTGGAATGAATCGTTTGTTTGTATCAAAGTGAGCAGGGTTTTTTCGAAAATGCAAAAGCTCACCATGCAGTTCGGGTCGTCGTCCATATTGATGCAATAGCACCAGACGTCGCCAATGTATCGCCCGTCGGCATGCACCGTCCGACCGAAGCTGGTCGCATCCGGAAGCAATGTTTTTTCGTAATCCGCCAGCGCTTCCTCCACGTTTGTCGCCTTTTGCGGTAATGCCTGCCTGATTTCCGGTCTGTTTGCCTTTTCAAAGTAGATCCTGACCGTATCAGCCGTTCTTGTTCCAAGGGTAATCTCCATGCGCTGCACCTCAGTGGAATTTTGCTTGTCGTATCGCATTGCTCACATCAGTACCATCCGACAACTCCTCCACCCCTCTCGGGCTGCCTCCCCTTGCACAGGGGAGGCTTTCGGTCGCTCCTGCAATCCGCAAGCACTCGTCCACGGGGTGAAATTCCTCGTCCCTGATCAATGCATCAGCGGCATGAGCTGCAGGAGCAACGGGATGGTGGCGGCGGAAAGGATGGTGCTCAGCGCCACGCCGCCGGTCGCCATGCGCGCAGATTCGTCGGTGCCGTAGGCCAGCGCCTGAATAACCGTGACCGACGCGCAGGGCATCATCATGGTGATGAAGAACATATTCTTCTGCACCACCGAGATCGGCACAAGCAGCATCAGCGCGAAGGTCAGCAGCGGATAGACGATCAACCGCAGCGAGCAGCTGAACCACATCTGCTTATCCAGCGCAACGCTGCGCGTGATGCGGGACATGTACGCGCCCGTGACCAGCATCGACAGCGGCGTGGTGATCTGCTGGATGTAATTCAGGCTGGAATTGAGCACCACGGGCAGGCGGATGTCCAGCGCGTAGAGCAGCACGCCCAGAACCGACGCAATCAATCC